TAGTTTCCTGTCAAGTCGAGCTCGATGATCTCGTCGATCGCTTGATTCGTTGCAAGAACTTCATCAGCTTCAGACAGTTCGTCACTAGTCCATGCCACCCTACCCAGGTAGGAGGTGGTGTGGTACCCATGTGCCTCGTCCCACTCATACCATTGGTAGAACGAATCGAATGGATCGTAAGGGTTGTCCAGTGTAGTAAGCCTAGCAGCCTGCATGGTAGGGGTGCACCACCTCTGCTGTAGTAGTGTGTACGAACAGGTGTGCACAGGGCCCCTACAAAAACTCCCTTGTGCAGGAGCCGTCATAGAGGCCCTGTGCAGAAGGCCTTCTCAGAGACGTTGTATAGAGTGAAGGCCTGAGTGAGCTTCTCTGCAGAATCAGGAAACAACGGAACGCAAGCTCAGAGAAGCTTCGTATGCAGAGTCCCGTGGCTAGACCACTGCAGCAGTACCAGAAAGGTACTCTCGGACTCTGGCAGGACTGATGCCCAGGGCATCGGCGATCTCGGCGACGGTCGAACCGTTCTTCCTGTAAATAGAAATGCGATTCGCCTGGCGCCTTGTAAGGGGCTGGGTCTGCTTGGGCATAGCCAAAGATTTGAGGTGATCCAAATCTGCGCTTTCGAGAATTTGATCAATCATTGACTGCGACACAGCACCCTCCTGGATGGCCCGGTACTGGAGGGGGGTGGGGCGGATACGGGTGGCGTTTCTATCGTACCCCAGTCTTTGACGGGCGGTCTTTAATGCCATGGCCGTTACTTTTGCCCGGTCCTTATAAGACATGTCGGGATTTGAACGTACCTTGGCATCGACCACGCCGTTAGCAATAACCTGGGCCTGTCTCTCCAGGGGCTTCGCTTTACGGGCCACATTGATCTGGGCCTTGAGTTCAGCCACTTCTCGAGAATAACGCCGGGCAGCCTGGGGGTTCTTCTTGACCCGGGGCTGTGACACGGCCTCTTTTCTCGCTTTGTTGGCCAGGGCCTTCAGCGAGTTGGCGTGCTCGGCGTACAGGTTTTCCATCCGGGTCCCCGAAGACAGGGAGTAGGCGTCATCGGTCAGAGCCATACGCGGGGCTTTCTCGGTGCGCAGAACCTTCTTGCCCCGGGAATCGATATAGCTCTCTCCTGTTTCGACCCATACCTTCTTACCGGTCTTAGGGTCAATGCCCCCACCCTCTCGAGCAGAGCGGGCCCTGCGCTTGGGTATGCGCTTCTCACCGCTGGCCCTCGAGATGAGGGTAGATGCTCCACCGGATTGATACTTCTTCTTGAGGGCGGCAATGCCGTTGTCGCGCTCGGACTGCTTATAGTTGAGTTGGTGCTTCTCCGCGTCGATAACGACCATGGAGTGGCGAACAGCCCGGGCCAGCTCCTGCTCACTGGCGCCCTTAATTGTCATGTCGGTGATAAGATTACTGATCTTCCCCATTTGAGTCTGGGTGTCGGACATGACTTTCATCCCGTTATACTTCGGATACGCCCGTTTCGGATCGAATCCCTCCAGCCCTTTCAACGGCTTGGTGGCCTTGATCCTGGTCTTGCCGCGATGCGGAATGACCACTACGCTATCTCCGTCGAAGTCAGCACCGCTGAGTCTCTCCGCAACGCTGGGATGAATGCCGACAGCGTCAGTCACCTGCCCGAGGGTGCGGCGAGCCTTCTTGTTACGGTTGTTGACGACGAGCTGGGGTATCTCGAAAGTACCGCCGTGAGGATAGCGAACGAGCGATACGATCTCGCCGTCTCGATAGTTTGGCGCGTAGATCTCGTTCTTCTTCATATGGGGGAGAGGAAGAATGACCTGCGAACTCTGACCGGGGAGGGCCTTGGCCTTGAGATGGACAGACGCTGAGTCGCAATCATCGGCCAACGAAATGAGCAGCTTCTTCCGAAGGCTCGGGTTCGTCAGCTTCATGATGTCGTCATACTGCTTCTGCTTCGACTCCCGCACTTTGGCGAGCTGCTTCTTGGCGAGAACGGGGGACTGTTTCGAAAGGAACTGGGAAGCGAGAGACTGGCTCCACTTGTCCCAGGTCCCCTCGTCATTGACGATGTTGATCGCCGACAGCTTCTGCTTTCCGTCCTTGGCTTTGAAGTACAGCTGCTTGCGGATGGTGGCGCCGAACGGATTGTCGGGATCCTTCTTCATCGGCTTCAGGACGGTGTTATCCTTGGGGCCGAGCTTCGGGGTTCCCTTCTTCTTGTTCGTGTTGAAGACGACGTCAACGCCTTTGGGCATGTCGTCGCTGTACATGGCCATGCCTTTGAGGTAATGGGTGCCGTCCACAGCGATTCGAACCTGGGCGTAGGTGCTGTTCCCGAGCGAGAGGTCCTTCACCCCACGGCGAATCTGAATGACGCCATCCATGTCCGTGCCTCCGTCCTCGTCGTAGCGAACTTTGATCCGCTTGGACGAGATGGATGAAGGCGTCTTGATCCCGGTGGTGAATGCGCCATCCAGGTCTGCGGCGATTCCGGGAGTCCGGATCTTGTCGCGGTTGGCCATCAGTTCGGAGCGCTTCGTTCCGGGAGGAGAGAGAACCTTGAGCGTGGTGAACTTATCACTTCCGGCCTGCTTGATGTAGACCTCATTGGTGACATACCCGCGCTGCTTGAGAACCTCTACCGCCGTACGAAGCGTTGCGTCGGAACAACCCATGTTGAGCTCAACGCCGGCACCGTACTCGATGTACTTGTGCTTCTTGGCCTGCTCCGCCAGAATGTCCGCAGTCCTGTTGACGCTAGACTTGATCTCTCGAGTGTCCTTGGAGAGGAGGTTGCGAACGGAGGATTCATTGATCCCCATCTTCTCGGCGATGACCGTGTTCGGAAGTCCGGCCTGCTTCATGCGGACAGCTCGTGAAATGTCTCCTGCCCGCTTCTCCTCGCCGAGGTGCATCCCGATGGCTCGGAACTCGGTCGTGGACATTCCCCAGCCTCGAGCAATCTCGGTGTCGCTCAAACCCTGGTCGCGAAGTCGCTGTCTCTCGGCGAAGAAGCCTTTAGCGCTCTGGTAGGGATCCTTACCCGAACCCCAGGGGTACCGTCCCGAATGACGGGGGGTACCGTAGTGAACGAGAATATCGTCCGGAAGCATTGAACCTCCTGCTCTAGCCCTCAGGCATCTTCGAGCTTAATGTCTTCGATAAGCTTGTTGAAGTGAACGATCTTGTCGATGATATGCCCGAGCTCATCTACATCGGGCTCTTCGATCATCACCTCGTCGTTCTGATAGATCCGCAGCTCCGCAGAAATATCGCCCGGACGGACATCGTACTCCAGGCAGAAGATTGCCGCATAGATCTTGAGCTGGGTCATGCTGACGTGAGTCGTTCCCGTCTTCAGATCGTGGATCCTGAGAAATCGAGAATTCTCATAGAAGCGGATGGCGTCGGCTGTCCCGTAGACGTTCGGGGAATAATAAAGAACTTGCTCGGGGGTCATGCGATACCCGATGGCGTCGTTCACGTAGGCATTGAACGTCACCTTGTTGCGGGGCATGCGCATACCGAGACGAATGTGCTCGGCGGCCATCGCGTGAAGTCGAGTTCCGATAGCTGCGGCCTGGGCCGTGCGGTAGGACTCGATCAACTTGGCATCGTCGTAGTTCACCCAGTGATACTTGCTAGCACTAAGAAATGCGTGTGCACCCTCAAGTCTCGAGTGATCGTTGAACTTCATTCAGAATGTGCTCCTTGTTGGATGGATCGATGAACGCGGCGTAGGACATGTCGTTCATCTTGGATACATACCAATCCTGGTTCGGACGGTGCTTGGCCTTGGGGGAGGCCTTCACCTCGAGGGCTGCCCATCGGTCTCGATAGAGAACGAGGAGATCAGGAACACCCTGCTTGTAGTTCGGGTCGTTCTTCAAAACCATACTGCCCGGAAGTCGGTTCTTGATCTCCTTGATGAGCTTGGCCTGGAAGTCTCGTTCGAGCATGATGTCTCCGGCAAATCGATAGGAGATGATCCTCCTTCATTATAATGCATGTTGAGTGGGCGATATGGTGGGTATGGAAGATTTTGGATCGGGCGGGTCGAATCGCGTAAGACCCAAATATGTTACAGATGTTACTGGTGTTAAAACTGTGGCGTAGCCTGTAACTGGTGTGACTATTTGTGACTGGTGTGACAGGAGTAAACGATCATAGCCAAAACAGGGTGTTTCCCTATACTGCTATAATTTTCTATATTTCTCTCTCTCTTTTTATTATTTATTTTATAAATAGTAAAAAGTAAAGAAATGGCTTATGAGGGGTACAAAACCGCATGATTCCAACGAAAAGTCCTCCAGCCAAAACTGAAATCGAAGCCGAGGATCTTGCTTGAGACCAAAAAGTAGCCAAACTTTGTCGGGCCAGACGCGTCGATCGTCGACTGCCGCCCCTCCATAGCCGAAAAAGTCAAACGGCTATGGGAGGCGGCAATCATTTCTTATTTGACTTCTCAGGCCCGGCCAAGGGCCCAAGATTTCTCGTTGAAGACCTCCTTTCGGCCCTGAGCACGTCGGATAGCGAGATCTATGTCACTCTGCGTGTAGAGAAACCAGTACCTCAAGTTCGTATAGGGGGTGTTCATGCGGTCGATCCGTCCCATGCACTGCTGCGTCTGTCGCCAGGAATACGACAGACTGAAGAAGATCATGCAGTCCGTCGTCACACAATTCCACCCCTCGGCACCCGAGGCGTAGTTCACCAAGTACGCCCACGACTCCCCATCCGGCAAGGATTCGTGCTTGTGTCCGTTGTACTCCCTCACAGATACCCCTGAGAGGCCGTGTAAGCCACGTAGAAGCTCTAACTCGTAGTCGAAGGAGTAGAATACGATCACTCGCTTAAAACGCCTCAGAATGGCTCTCACGCGTTCCATACGAGCCTCGTTGTCATTCACCATTCGCCTGGCCGTATAGCACAGGGCTCCGGCATCCTCGATGGGCTCCATCTTCCAAGGGTCGAAACGGTCCCTCATCAAGGCCTTGAACGCCATTTTGTCATAAGGTACATCCACCCACTCTACAATTCGACGCGTGTGGCGCTTATCGGGCATCGAAACGGTCACGAGGCGCTTGAAACCCTGGAGTTTGCTCTGATTGTGCCAACGTTTCACCTTCGGGTACTTCGCGAAACGGTCCCACTCGACGTGCTGCTCCACGAAATCGGTCTTGTTGCGGTAGAACCCGTGCGCGAGAAACACATTGAGGTAGTCCATCCAGTCGTCCCCTGGCGTAGCGCTCAGGAGGATCCAGCGGTTCTGGCGGGCTATCTTCACGAACGCCCTCCCCCAAGCCCCTTGACCGCCTCCACGAGCCTCGTCGAAGACGAAGAACGCATTCCTCACGCCCTTGTACTTGGCGATGTTGTTCCAGGAGTCTATGACGACACTGTACCCCCTCTCCTCAAGACCCATACGAACAACCTCGTCATGCCATTCGCGGTCGTTCCTCTTCTTGGCCGTGCAAATTATATAAACCATGGCGGGTGCCCCGGAGGGCGAAGTGGACCGGGGTGTCTCATACGACTCGACGATATACGCCAGAGCCGTAAGAGACTTCCCGGAACCCACTCCGCCCTTCAGGATGCACCCGTCGGTCATCTTCTGCAAGGCCTCTTG